GAACCAAAGCCAAAAGCTAAGGCACCTGATTGCCCGTTATGGCTTGACGAGGTTGCCCGTGCGGAGTGGGAAAGGTTGTCACCTATTATGGAGCGGATAGGGTTGTTAACTGAGGCTGATGGTTGGATGTTGGCTAACGCCTGTCAGGAGTATTCCGATATATTAAAATACCGCAAGGTTGTAGCCGAGGATGGTGCGACATACGCACACACGAACGTAAAGGGTGAAAAGAATGTTGTTACGCGTCCCGAAGCGATTCTTTTATACAAGGCACAACAGATGCTCAAGTCTTATTGTGTTGAATTGGGATTAACACCGAGTGCGAGAAGTAGAATACAGTTGCCGGGTGAAGAAACGGAGACTGACGAGATGGAGAAGCTGTTAAACGAGAAGCGGTGACATTATGGATAGGTCAGAACACGCAATAAAGTTCATTGGTCAGTTAAAGCACACAAAGGGAAAGTTCGCAGGACAGAATTTTATACTTGAACCCTGGCAGGAGAAGATTGTCAGGGATGTTTTCGGTGTTGAGCGTGACGGAAAGAGGCAGTACCGCACAGCTTATGTTGAGATACCGAGGAAAAACGGGAAAACAACTTGGGCGGCGGCGTTGGCATTATATATGTTGTTTTATGAAAGCCAAAATGATAATGAGGCAGAGATTTATAGCGCGGCGGCTGATAGAGAGCAGGCCAGTTTGGTGTTTAACCAGGCCGCGTCGATGATACGGAATAATCCTGTGTTATCGAAGAAGTGCAACATTATCGACTCACAAAAAAGAATTGTTAACTACAAGACGGGTTCATTTTACAGGGCGATACCTGCTGAAGCAGCTTCTGCGCACGGGTACAACGCAAGCTGTATTATTGTTGATGAACTTCACACGCAACCTAACCGGGATTTAGTCGACACCTTAATTACGTCGCAGGGTGCAAGGGCAGAGCCGTTAACCATATTCCTAACTACAGCCGGTTATGACCAAAACTCTATTTGTTGGGAGTATCACGAGTATGCACGTCAGATTATTGACGGGGTTATTGATGATGATACTTTTTACCCTGTTATTTTTTCTGCGGGTGATGGTGATAATTGGGAGTGTGAGGAAACATGGAAGAAAGCCAACCCTAATTTAGGGAAAAGTATAAATGAGGAATTTTTGCGACAAGAAGCGCGGAAGGCTAAACAGGTTCCTGCGTATCAGAACACATTTAAAAGACTTTATCTAAATATATGGACATCACAGGAAGAAAGATGGCTTGACTTGGATGCGTGGGATGCTACGGCAGGGGAAGTTGATATTGACAAGTTAGCAGGGCGTGAATGTTATGCAGGGTTGGACTTGTCAAGCACTACTGACGTATCGGCGTTGGTGTTAGTGTTCCCTGATGATGAGGATGGTTACGATGTCCTGCCGTTTTTCTGGCTACCTGATGCAGACCTACGTGAGCGCATACTACGTGACAAGGTGCCGTATGATACCTGGCGGGATAATGATTACATTAACCTAACAGAAGGGAATGTGATTCATTATGGCGAGATTAAAGCTAAAATACATCAACTCTCAGAGGTTTTCAATATACAGGAGATTGCTTATGATAGGTGGGGCGCGTCGAAGTTGGTTCAGGACTTAGAGGATGAAGGATTCCCGATTGTTCCCTTTGGTCAGGGGTATGCTTCAATGAACGCGCCAACACAGGAGTTATTGAAATTAATATTAGAGGGTAAGATGCGTCACGGTGGACATCCTGTTTTACGGTGGATGGCTGATTGTGTGACGGTTAGGCAAGACCCTGCCGGGAATATAAAGCCAGTTAAACCTGACAGGCGAAAAACAGGAAAACGTATCGATGGCATAGTTTCATTAATCATGGCATTAGACAGGGCAATAAGACACGAAGACTATCGGTCGGCTTACGCTGATCGTGGCGTTGTTGTGTTGTAAAAAGGGAGTGAAAATTTGCGACTAACGCACAGAATAACAGAGTGGTTACAGAAGCGTGGACTGTTAGCGAACCCTGAGTCATGGCTTGTCAGACATTTTGGCGGTCGTGCAGTTCACAGTGGAGTACAGGTTACAGAGCAAAACTCCCTGAACGCAACGGCGGTGCTTGCATCAGTCCGATTGATAAGTGGAACAATAGCGAGTTTACCCTTACCTGTTTATCGAAAGTTAGACCCAAGGGGGAAGGTGAGGGATAGCGCAAGGCCTGAGTATAGATTACTCCATGACAGGCCGAACCCTGAAATAAGTTCTTTTCAGTGGAGGCAGACAGGGGTTGCTCATCAATTACTGTATGGTGACTGGTTTTCCGAAATTGAATACACGCGGGGTGCGCCTTCAGCGATATGGCCCATTCCACCGTGGCGGGTAAAGATTGGGACAACGCCAGCGGGTAATGTGTTTTATGAAGTTACCCTGCCTGATGGTGGAGTTAAGACTGTTCCTTCGTGGCAGATGTTGCATGTAAAAAACCTGTCAATCGACGGGTTAAAGGGGATGTCTTGCATACGCGCGGGCGCGGAAGCAATCGGCCTAAGTATCGCCGCAGAGGAGTTCGGGGCGAGATTCTTTGGTCAGGGTGCTAATGTTGGCGGAATAGTTGAGTACCCCGGTAAGTTGAGCGACCAGGCACTTGAGAATTACAAGAAATCAGTTCAGGAAGGTTATTCGGGGTTGGGGAAAGCACACCGTTTAATGTTGTTAGAAGAAGGATTGAAATATCACAGGGTTGGCATACCGCCTAATGAAGCGCAATTTTTAGAGACACGTAAATTTCAAGTCGCCGAAATCGGGCGGCTTTTTGGTATCAGCCAATTGCATAAAATAGGCGATTTAGACAGGGCATCTTTTAATAATATTGAACAGCAGAGCATTGATTTTGTTGTTGATACCATAAGACCCCTGCTTGTTAATATTGAGCAAGAAATAAATTACAAGCTATTCAATGAAAAGGATCATTTTACTGAGTTTGTAATTGATGGGCTTCTGCGAGGCGACACACAGGCGCGGTATCAGGCGTATAGCGTTGCCCGTCAGTGGGGTTGGATGTCAGCTAATGATGTTAGGGAGTTAGAAAACATGAACCCATTGCCCGATAAACAGGGCGATATATATATGATACCTATGAACATGATGCCAGCAGAACAGGCGAGTATGCCGGAACCCACGGAACCACCGGCAGAGCGAACAGTAAAGGTGACAGAGGAAAGAAGTAGACAATCTGCGCTTGCCAGGGCAAACACCGCAAAGAGGTACGAGGACATATTCCGCGAGGCGGCACAGAAAGTGATTGTTCGGGAGAACAGCCATGTAAAAAAGGCATTAAAAAAACATCTAAGTGAGCGTAGTTTGCAAACATTCAATGACTGGCTGGAAGATTTTTATAGGGAGTTTGCACCGTTTATTGACAAGACGATGCGTCCTGCTGTTATGGGTTTAGCCGAAGCGATAAGGAGTTTAGCCGCTCAAGAGGTTGATGCAGACCCGGCAGATATACAGCGAACGATAGAAGAATACATGGGGGCACAAAGTAACGCGCACATTATCCGCTCAAGGTCGGTTATTAAGCAATTGGTATCGAGGGCAGAATCAGAAAACCTTGATGTTATAGACACGGTGACTACGCGCCTGGATGAGTGGGAAGAAAACAGGGCCGGTCAGATTGCTAATGACAGCACCGTTGCGGTATCAAGTAAAGTTGCTAAGGCGGTTTTTGTTGGTGCTGGAATACAGCGTTTAAGGTGGGTTGCTATTGGAGCAGACACTTGCGAGTTATGCCAGAGTTTGAACGGTAAGGTTGTAGGTATAGACCAACCATTTGTAGCGGAAAACGATAGTGTGCAGGGGGAAGATACGAGTCCACTTGTAGTGCGGAAACCGACACTGGAGCCGCCCTTGCATAAAGGTTGCGTTTGTGAGATTGTGCCAGATTAATTAAGGAGTTGAAAATATGGAAACGGAAATCAGACACATCCCATTTGAAGATTTTGAAATAAGGGAAGAAGAAGATGGTCGATTAACCTTATCCGGGTATGCAGCTGTATTTAACCGAAACAGTGAGGACTTGGGCGGTTTTGTTGAGATACTCAGGCCGGGTGCGTTCCGCAATGTATTGCAGGATGAACCTGACGTTAGGGCTTTACTTAACCACGACCCGTCGACTGTATTTGCCCGGACAAAGAATGGGTCGCTTACCTTAGAGGAAAACCAAACCGGGTTAAAGTTTACTGCTTCGATTGACCCTTCAGATGATGATGGCAAAAGGGTTTATCAGAAGGTGCAATCCGGGTTAATGGATCAATGTTCATTTGCTTTTAGTGTTGACGGTGAAGGGCAGACGTGGACGGAAAAGAAGGACAAGGTTTTTCGGGAAATACATAATGTTAATTATTTAGGGGATGTATCGGTTGTAACTTACCCTGCTTATACTCAAACATCGGTGCAAGCAAGGTCTGCACTTGAGGAAGCAGGTTTTAATTTTGATTCATTAGCAAGCCTGATTACGCGGGCGCAACGCGGTCTGGAATTAACAGACAGCGATAACGATACGATCAACGCGTCAATTATGATTCTCCGTGACTTGTTACCGAAAGAGTCGGACGAGGGCGAAACGCATAGTCACATCGATGGGGATGCGGAGCGACTTCAAAACATTCTGACGGAACTTGAATTAACGGAAATCAAACATCAAAGGAGAGAAAACCAATGAAGAATGTTGAGGAAATGAAGGGTAAAATGTATACCCTTATAGATGAAGTGCGCAACTTGGCAGCTACTGCCGAGAAAGAAGACCGCGCTTTGTCTGCCGAAGAAAAGGAAAAGAAGGACAAGATGATGGACTCGATCCGTGATATGGAGAAGGACATCACCGCGGAAGAAGAATTGCAGCGTGTCGAGGCACAGCGGGC